CAAGCCAATCAAGGGCTATGAGATCTGGTGTGAAACAGTGGCCGACGTGACAGTCGGTGACGTTCTCCCAAAAGTTACGCCGCCGGAAGCGTAAATCGAATCCTGGTGGAGTTAGCCATAGCCACAGGAATACCGATGAGCGAATGGACGACGGCGGAGCAGATCTATACGGCTTTCGAGATACTGGAGAAACAAAGTGAGCGACAACGTTGAGATTGCCTATGACAAGGCAGATCTTCGTCGCATTACATCAGCATTCAAGGCGATGGACGCAGAAGCTACTGATGCAGCTAAAAGAGAATCCTCAGCTCTGGCAGAATTCGCTCAAGGCAAGATTCAGCAAAAGGCGACCAGTCGAGGCGAGGCCGCCAGTCGAATTGCCAGTGGCTCCCGTGTGTCTAAATCTTCCAAGATTGGCGAGCTCTCTTTTGGCTTCGTAAGTCAAAAGTTTTCCGGCGGTGGCACAACAAGAGATCTTTGGGGCGGTACAGAATTCGGATCTAACAAGTTTAAGCAATTCCCAGTCTGGTCAGGTAGTGGTATTCGGGGCGGATCTAAAGGCTGGTTTATTTATCCGACACTCCGCGAAATCCAGCCAGACTTGATTGCAAAGTGGGAAAATGCTTTTGACCGAATCTTGAAGGAGTGGTAAATGGCCGGACAATCGCGCACGCTCAAGCTCTCGATTCTTGCTGATGTAGATCAACTTAAGAAGTCGCTCAATGCAGCCAATACTGACGTCGATAGCTCCTCAACAAAGATGCTCGACTTTGGCAAAAAAGCAGGGCTGGCATTCGCCGCAGCCGGAGCTGCTGCTGGAGCTTATGCAATCAAAATCGGAATCGATGGAGTCAAGGCCGCGATTGAAGATGAAGCGTCACAAAATAAACTGGCTAATGCTTTAGAAAATGCCACTGGTGCAACCAATGCGCAAATTGCAGCAACTGAAGCATCGATTCTTAAAATGTCTTTGGCGACTGGTGTGGCAGACGACAAACTTCGTCCAGCGTTGCAGCGACTAGCAATTTCAACTGGAGACATCAGCAAGGCGCAGGATCTTCTTACTGTTGCCCTTGATGTGGCTACGGCAACTGGAAAGCCACTAGAAACGGTTGCCAATGCAATCGGTAAAGCCTACGACGGCAATACGGCAGCTTTAGGAAAATTAGGAATTGGATTATCCGCAGCAGAACTTAAGACAATGTCGTTCACAGATGTTCAGCAACAATTAACAGATTTATTCGGTGGAGCTGCTGCTGCGAATGCAGAAACTTACGAAGGCAAAATTGCAATCTTGAAAGTTAGTTTCGATGAAGCGAAAGAAACTATCGGCACGGGCTTATTGCCGATGATTACATCATTGATTGATTACATTAACAACAACGTCCTTCCAGCTTTTAATGCTTTCGCTTTAGGATTTAGTGGCAAGGGCAAATTGAAAGACGGAATGACAACAACTGAAACGGCTGCATTTGGTTTCGGAGAAACAGTCAAAGGTCTTACGACTTCATTAACTAAAATGTTTGGCGTGTTCAATAGCGAAGCAAATACAGGTCAAAGCTCTGGCTTAGGAAAGATGATTGGTTGGCTTAATACAATCATCGCTGCTTTGGATAAAGTTGTTAAGTTTGCGTCATACACTTTAGGTTTATTAGGTGTAATCACTGATCCTAGTAAGTGGGGCTTGTCTGCTTCTGAGACGCGTAGTCTTATAGAGTCAAAGATAAGCGGACAATCATTTGCAACAACAGGCGCTCCAGGTGCAATTTCAGGCGGTGGATCATCAACGCCAGTAGTGGTCATTCCTTCGGCTGGAGGAGGCGGAGGAGGCGGTGGCGGAGGAGGCGGAATCGCCTCAGCAGCAGCTGGCGCAATCAAGGTTGCAGCAGCAGCCGGAGGAGGCTTTACCGATTCACAGAATGCGGCTCGTTTAGCTGCTATGGGCGGTGGAGGTTTCACAGATTCTCAGAACGCTGCCAGAATCAATCTCACAGTCAATGGCGCAATCGATGCAGAAGGTACTGCTCGCACAATCATCAAAGCTCTCAATGATTCCTTCTATCGTGGCACTGGCGGAGCCTCTGCACTTCAGGCAATCTAATGACTCAGTGGGCTCCAGTCTGGCGCGTTGAAATTGCCGGCGTCGATGTTACCGATTCGGTGTTGGCCAATCTGACTATTACATCAGGTCGCATAAATATCTATGAACAAGCTCAAGCCGGTTATTGCTCAATCACTCTTATCATCTTTGGTCAAGCTGCATTACCTTACGAAATCAACGACACCATCTCGATTGAAGTCCAAGACACATCGGCGGTCTATGTGCCAATCTTTGGCGGCTCAATCGTAGACATCTCTGTAAGCGTGTCTCAGGTCGGCTCTAGCGCATATACTCAAGAAGTCACCATCACGGCTCTAGGAGCCCTTGCAAGGCTTCAGAAGGCTCTCACAGATGGCGTCTTAACTCACGACTTTGATGGCGATCAGATTGAGACAATCTTGCGGGAAGTGTTATTTGCTCAATGGCAACAGGTTCCAGCAGCTCTCACATGGGCAACCTATGATCCGACTGTTCAATGGCAAGATGCTGAAAATAACGGACTTGGTGAGATTGACACTCCAGGCAATTATGAGCTGGCACAACGCTCATCAGATCGCATCATTATTTACGATTTAGTTGCCGCGCTCGCCAGTAGTGGATTAGGTTATTTATACGAGGACGCGTCCGGCCTTATCTCCTATGCAGATTCGACTCATCGAACGACTTATCTTGCAGCTAACGGATACACGGATCTCACTGCCAATCACGCGCTAGGCCAAGGCATTACCATCAAGACAAGGGCAGGCGATGTCAGAAATGACATCACCATTAGCTATGGCCAAAACTCATCAAATGAAGTGAGCGACACAGATCCAGCATCGATTGCACTTTATGGCGAATTATCACAAATCTTTACAACGACCTTGCGACACTCACACGATGCCGAAGATCAAGCTGCGTTCTATCTTGCACTCCGTGCTTATCCTCAGCCAATCTTTGATTCCATTACCTATGCCTTGACGAATCCAGAGCTAGACAATGGCGATCGTGATGCTCTCATCAATATCTTTATGGGTCAGCCAATCGCACTCAATGACCTTCCGCCAAATATGTCCTCCGGCACGTTTCAAGGTTTTGTTGAGGGCTGGACTTTCCGAGCTTCCTACAATCAGCTTGACATCACTCTTCTTATGTCACCGCAGGAGTATTCAACACAAGCCATGCGTTGGAACGACGTGCCAATAAACGAGCAGTGGAATACTGTGTCGCCGACTTTAGATTGGGCACACGCTACAATCGTCTCATAATGAAAGGAATAATCAATGGCTAATCCAACAACAAACTTCGGCTGGGTCATGCCGACTTCAACCGATCTTGTCACTGACTTACCTGCTGACTTTGCCGTCTTTGGTGATGCAGTCGATTCAACAGTCGCGGCATATACAATAAAAATTGCATTCAATGCACAGACTGGTACGACTTATACTTTGGTCGCTGCCGATAAAGGAAAATTGGTAACTTCATCGAATGCCTCGGCAGTAACAATTACAATTCCACCTTCAATTTTTGTTGCTGGAAACATCATAAATGTTCAATCTATTGGAGTTGGTTTAACTTCATTTGCAGCTGGTGCTGGCGTAACTATTACATCAACAGGGGCAACAAGTGCTGCACCAGTTTTACGCGCTCGTTACTCAGCTTGTTCTATAATCTGCACTGCTTCTAACACTTTTACAGTGATTGGTGATCTTTCTTAATGAGTCTAATTTTAGGAATCTTTGCATCTTCTGGAACACCACGCGGAATTGATGTTGAATATCTTGTCGTTGCAGGCGGTGGTGGTGGTGCATTCAGTAGCGGTTTCAGCGGTGGTGGTGGTGGTGGTGCAGGTGGCTATCGCTCAACGACATTGAGTGGCATTTTATTATCAACTAATTACACAGTAACAGTTGGTGCAGGTGGCACAAGAGGATCATCTGGCGTAGCTGCAACTGCTGGTAACAACAGTGTGTTTAGCACAATAACATCTGCTGGCGGCGGTCTTGGTGGTCGTGGTCGCACTAATGAGCCAGGCGGTGCAGGTGGGTCAGGCGGCGGTTGCGGATCTATTGGCGCATCAGGTGGATATTATTTAGGTGGAGCAGGTAACACACCAAGCACATCACCAAGTCAAGGAAACAATGGCGGTAATGGTGATACAACTTTAGGTGATGCCGATGCAGGTGGCGGTGGCGGAGCTAGTGCTGCTGGTCAAAATGCAGGAGCAACAACTGGCAACGGCGGTAACGGCACGGCCAATTCAATTACTGGTTCATCAGTAACTTATGCAGGTGGCGGTGGCGGTGGATATAGCGACCCAAGCGGCACTTATGGAACAGGTGGAACAGGTGGCGGTGGTGCAGGTGGTTCAACCATAACAAATCCTGGAACTGCTGGAACTGCTAACACAGGCGGTGGAGGCGGTGGCGCAGCCGTAAATGCTACAACTTACGGCGGTGGTGGTGGTTCAGGAATCGTCATTCTAAAATATGCCGACACTAAAACAATTACAATCGGCGGTGGATTGACTGGATCAACTGCAACGGCAGGTGGTTATTCTGTAACAACAATTACTGCTGGCACAGGAAATGTGAGTTGGGCATAATGGCACATTACGCATTCTTAGATGAAAACAACATTGTCACGGAAGTTATTGTAGGCGTTGATGAAACAGAACTTATTGAAGGATTAGATCCTGAAACTTGGTATGGCAATTTCAGAGGCCAAGCCTGCAAGCGCACTAGTTACAACGGCAACATAAGATTCAACTATGCAG